ATACGAAGCACTTCTGAAGCAGTCTTCTTCGTCGACAAGCAACTAGCACATGAGATTGAGATGGATGAGACGATGAGTATTGATTTGTCTCGATCGAGTGAGAAAAGCGTGTGTGTAGTGGTGAAGAATGATTTTGGAGATAAGGCTTATGTGTTTATTGGTAAAGGTAGAGGACTTAGTCCACATGCCTATAAGAAGCGAAATGGAGTAAAACAAAACGATGATTTTAATATGATGTTGAAGGAATTTCCTGAGATGAAAAACAGACAGCTGCCACCTGAGGGTGGCTTGGCTGAGTTGATTAGTCTCCGTTCCCATAGACGTCTGATAAGACAATATAATTTTAAAGAGACTGACGTGACTGAATATGAACGAACTCCCGAAAACACGAGGATAATAGTTGATGTCAAGTCGATCGATACTTCAACAGTAGCCGAATATGTGGCTGTTGAAAAGACTAGAGTGCGAAGACCGTATCATATGGAGAAATTTGATGTGCAAGACGTCGCAAACATTGTGATAGACTGCATGAGTGGAGTTTTGACTGAACCACCTCCGACGTCGTCTCCGGGTTATCCCTGGGGACTAGTCCATAGCTCTAACCGAGAGTTTTTGAGTGAGGAATCAGGCAGATTAGTGAGAGACATTGTATTGTTCCGACTTGGAAAGATCTTTGAGTTTACGCGAAATCCTGATTGGTTTTTAGACTATGACCCCGAGAGAGCTTTTCTAGATGGTCTAGCTGATCCTATACGAATATTTACAAAAAACGAAAGTCACAGTGAGAATAAGATGAAATTAAAACGATATCGACTCATATGGTCTTTGTCAGTGATTGATCAGATCGTTGGCAAGGTGGCCCATAAACAACTGGATTTGAGTATAATTAACAACTGGATGAATTGCAAAATGCAGTCTGGTATGTCCTTTCCTCAGGATGCCCCTATGTTTATCGACATTATTCGGCAATGGAACACTGTTGCTGACACGGACAACCAATTCTGGGACTGGACTGTCACCATGACGACTCTGTTTACCGACGGTTTGAGGCGTTGCGCACATCTTGGTTACAAACTCGATAACGGTGAACCTGTGATGACTAATATAATGAGAATAGCAAAAACTGGAACCTTTCACATGAAACTAATAATATTTTTAATAACAGCGCGTGCCCAATGTGTCGCAGTTCTGTCGACTGGTGAGCTAATAAGATGTAACATAATGGGAGCCATGAAGAGTGGACAAGATAATACCAGCTCCAGCAATGGGGCTATGAGGAATATGTTGACATACCAAGTCTGTAAGGACATTGGTGTGACTCGTCCTCCATGTGTTTTCGAATCCTTCTCTAATGGTGACGACCAAATATGCCAGTGGAATGAAAGCTGGAAATCTGAAGACTTCATCAAACAGAACAAGGAGTATGGTAGTATAATTAAGCAAATGAATGTAGCAAGTGTGGGCAAAAATGAGTACTTTGAGTTGAATTCGCATGCATGGTATTTGGACACAAAGACCGTGAAGTATATCAACATGGAAAAAGCCTTACATCAACTATTTACGACGACTGAAATAACCATGGATCATTATATTAGTGCTAAGGTCACACTTGGCCCGATCTGTGATAGATTAAGTTGTTTTCAAAAATTTCAAAAACTTTAAAATACTGGGCTCGCGCGCCAACAATACAACACGATTTTAATAACATTCGTCGGTGTAAAGTAAGCGACGTGTCACGCAGGAGGGTGCGTGATAGCTTTAGCTATAAAAATAAACAATGAATGGTCAACTGTCTAATTTTGCCAAGCTTGCGTTGGGTGATCCAGAAGGTCGCAATTTGGAAAGAGTGGGTGTGCCAGATGATGAGCCGGGGTCGAGTCTCGTCGTTAGAGAAGTTTCGAAAGTCGCAATTACTCATACGGCGGGCGGTGACTTGCTTGTTATCAATTGGCCCTTTTTCATGCCAACGGCGAACGGAAAGGATTACCTTGTACCACAAGAGCGTCATACCGGAGATCCAGGAGACAACGTCGAAACCTACACTTACCAAACAAGTGCAAACGGGATTAGAGCTGGTGGATTGTGTGCATACGCAGTCCCCTCAGGAACTCAGATATTTCCGAATAAAGCAAATCCAGACACATTCACACAACCAACAACAACAGTAAAGGCACAACCATCGGACGCTATGATTAGTGGACGTGGTCGATTAGTTGGCCTGCACATCAAAGTTGACAACACCAGCAACCCCATCCAAGTGACGGGGTCAAAAATTCAATTTTCGCAAAAAGCGACATACGAGGACACCCCCATATGGTTCAAAGATTCTAACAACAACGTGGACTATGTGGAATGTGCTGACCTCAACATGCCTGCTTGCGTGGAAGGCGATATAACGCTGTTGCCTGACAATGAAGTGGGCAAAGCGGCTGACGGTGCATTCCAACCTGTCGTCATTGACTACAACGATGACGCTAGTAGACCTAGATATTTGAAAGCGAGGAGCTTGAGAGTGCGTGGTCCATCTGGCTATGACACGAGCGGTTTGCCATGTTCGGCTGCGACGAAAGATATGTTCAACTGGTCTGACCGACATATGCAAGGATTGCAAGGTAATGCGTTCTTAGATTCGTGCTTTGAAGTGAAACGATTTTTGTCGACCGATTATAGTGGAGTTCTCTTTCAGGGAGTTCAGGCTGGAGCTACGTTTGATCTGACCTTGACAACCTATTTTGAGAAATTCCCTGATCCATTCGATCCCGCAAACATTGACCAGGCCGTTCCACGACCGATTTCATCTGGACAAGAATTGGAGATTGTCAACAACACGTTTAGACAATGTCCTTTGTTCTTCAACTCATGTGATAATGGAAGTGGTTTGGCTTGGGGCAAAATTGGGTCCTCTCTGAAAAGTGTGGCTACGAAAGTGGCGTCACCAGTGAAAGCATTAGCTGGTCCAGTTATTAAGGAGATGGCTAAAACAGCCATTAGTGGTGCTGTTGCGCAAGCGACCGCCATTAACCCGATGCTTGGAGTCTTAGCGCGTGAGGCCTCTAATCCATTGAACAAACAAATTGACAAAGCCCTGACTAGCAACAACAACAACAACAAACATTTGGCAGCAATTGGTAATCAAATTGCCAAGGAGTCGAATGCTATTGCGAAAGTGGTTAAGTCTGAAGTGGCCAAGAAGGTCAAGAAAGCCAAGAAGAAACTCAAGATAAAGATGCCAACAATGCCAAAAGGCAATGGATCTAGGAATGGGAAGACAAACTATTAATTCTAACGGGCCTAGCTGTGGAGGCTAAATTTACGCCACAGCGGTCGTGATCAAGTGCGGATTGCGATTTAACTCAGCACAATATACAAGTTCTAGTCTTCATAAAATTAGCGATACTGAAGGCATTGGTCCTACAAGCGAACACCAAGCGCTGTGCGGCGGACCTTACCAAAAATTGTCGTTGCCGTTCTTTTAGCAATGAAATTTCTGCGATGTAATTGTAGGATGGAATTGACGATCATGCCAACCTTATCTGTGTAATCACAGCAAGCCGTATGAATCCGTGTTGATACCGAAATACATTTTATGTCTTTCTTGATTTTTCTTATTTGCGCGGCTGGTACCCCCTTAAACTCACGGAGAGTTATATCTAAACATGATATTTTATATGCAGTTCGACTCTGCGATCAGTCCTATCGCGTAAAACATGGGGCAAGTTCCTTCTTAACCTTTGGAACTTGGTGTTTTAAGC